GCAACACAAACTGTTGATCAAGCAATGGTTGAAGAAGCTGAAAAATTACGTCAACAATATGGTGATCAAGTACCACCAGAGGCCATACAAGCACTTCAGATGCAAAGGGCAACTGCAATTGACAATGAAATTGTAAAAATTACTGAACAAATGGTTGGTGAAGAGCAAGAAGCACTTCAAGATCAGAACATGGATCCGCTAGTGTTGTTAAAACAGCAGGAATTAGCTCTTAGACAAGCCGAAATGGAGATGGATGCACAAGTAAAAGGCGAAAATCAAGCTCTAAAAGAGAATCAATTTGATTACAAACAAATTTTGGACTCACAAAAACTACAAAAAGACTACGATTTAGCAAATTTACGTGCAGATGTAGCTAGGGAGAGAAATAATGCCACTAACAACCAAGGGTAAAAAGATAAAAAAGTCAATGTCAAAGACATATGGCAAAAAATTAGGCAAAAAAGTGTTTTATGCTAGTATAAATAAAGGAAAAATCAAAGGAGCAGAGAAAAAATAATGTTATCAAAGCTATTAGGTGGATCTTTAGTCGATACTGTAGGAAAAGTGATTGATTCCGTACATACAAGTGAGGAAGAAAAGCTTGCTGCAAGAAATAAACTAAAAGAATTAGAAAACGAAATCAATTCTAAGCAAATGGACATTAATTTAGCAGATGCTAAGTCAACTGCCACAGGCATCGGCGGTATCATGCAACGTTCATGGAGACCTTTAATAGGAATGTCATGTGCTTTAGCTATTTTTTGGGAATATGTAGCAAAACAATTCATTATGTTTATTCTTGCTGCTTTTAGTATTGAGCATGATCCCTTACCCGCATTAGATATGGGTGTCTTAATGCCTTTAGTTATGGCTCTCCTCGGCATGGCTGGGATTCGAAGCTTTGAAAAGGTAAAAAAAATTACCAAGTAATGTGTGAGGGTTGCGATAAACTCTGTATGAAATGCGAATCAATGATGAATCAATGTCAAATATGTGGATGCGACTGTCACTGTGGTACATCCTGTATGTGCGAATGTGCGAGGTGTGTTCATGACAAACCAGAAGAAACCGAAGAGACTGTCGAAGACAGTTCCTCCTAAAAAAGGACCCTTATCACAAGGGTTGCAAAATATATACAAAAAGATACAAATAGTTAAGACAACTAAATAAGGAATTCTTAACTATGAAACATACGTATTTTAAAATACCTGGATGGTGTAATTACACCGAAACTTACGACATGATTGTTGATGAAATTGCTGACGATGGAAAGATTGTTGAGATTGGATCTTTCTTAGGTCGATCAACACATTACCTTGCAACTGCTTTAGTAAACGCAGGAAAAGAAAATGTAAAAATTTATTCTGTAGATACATATGCAGGATCTACTGAACACTTTGGTTTAAATCTACCTCAAGACTTTATGCATATTTTCAAAGATAATCTTCAATACTTTATTGGAAGAAACATGGTCATACCGTGTCAAGGTAGATCAGACTCTAAAGAAATTTTAGACATGTTTGAAGATGAAAGCATCGACTATATCATGGTTGATGGAGCACATGAGTATGAACCTGTTATGGAAGATATTGAAAACTGGTGGCCAAAGTTAAAGCCAACAGGAACAATGTTTGGTGATGATTATTTACTTGAATCTGTCAAACAAGCAGTACCTCATTCGTTAAATAAAATAGGTTCTCCTGCTTTTGGTGCAAACTCTAGTGTTGAACAGACATGGTATGCAAGTAAAGATCCTCAAAACAATTTAAAATGGGAAAAGAAAGTTCCAGGACAGAACTGTCTTAAATGAGTATTTTCGTAATTCACAACTATCAAAAAGAACTTAAAAGCCTAAAAGAGAATCTCTTAGAAAATCTTATTGTAGGGGTTGAAAAAATTGAGGATTACAAGTATATTTTAGGTAAGATACACATGCTAGAAGCATGCCAACAGGAACTTTCTCGCCTGCTGGAACAAGAGGAGAAAATAGATGACTAAGACATTATACGTACCTGAAGACGTATTAAAAAAAATGAAAAACCCTGCTGAAGGGGTTGAAGCAGATCGCAAAGAATTAGAAAAATTACCAAAACCTGTTGGGTGGAGAATTTTAGTTTTACCTTTTAAAGCAAAGGATAAAACAAAAGGCGGTATTTTATTAACAGATAAAACAATTGAAGATTCACAATTAACAGCATCAGTTGCTTTGGTTCTTGACACAGGACCAGACGCTTATGCTGACAAAGAAAAGTTTCCTAATGGCCCTTGGTGTAAACAAGGCGATTGGGTCGTGTTTGGCAGATACGCAGGATCAAGACTAAAAATAGAAGGTGGGGAAGTAAGGTTACTCAATGATGACGAGATACTCGGCACTGTTGATAGCCCAGAGGACATACTATCAATTATGTAACATGGGAGGTAAACCATGCAAACAGAAATAACTTCTGCACAGAAAGACAAGATGGTTGATCTTGATACTTCTGGAGATGGTGCTGAAATTGAGGTTGAAGATAAATCTCACGGTGCCGTCAGTCCTGATAAGTATGAAGAGGTAAAAACCGAAGAAAAAGATCCACTTAACCCTGCTGTTGAAGAACAGACTGAGGAGATGGATCAATACTCTGATAAAGTCAAAAAAAGAATCGACAAGATGACTTGGAAGCTCAGAGAAGCTGAAAGAGAGCGTGAAGCTGCTCTACAGTTTGCTCAAAACGTTCAAAAAGAATATTTGGAAACAAAGAAAAAAACTTACGACATTGACAAAGGCTACATGTCTGAAAGTGAAGTAAGAAATAAAATGGCTGCTGATTTAGCTCGTCAGAATTTGATTACTGCTCGTGAAGCGGGTGATTATCAAAAAGAAGAAGAAGCAAGACAAGCTTTAACAAAATTAGATTTGGAAGCAGAAAGAATTAGAGTGACTAAATCTAAGAAAGAACGTGAGTATGAAGAGTTTCAGAAACAGTTAGAGCAGGAGCAACAAGCTTATGCTCAACAACCACAAGCTAGACCACAACCTTCTAGTAAGGCATTAGCCTGGGCAGAGAAGAATCCGTGGTTTAGAAGTGATGAAGAAATGACTGATTATGCACAAAGAATACATCGTGGTTTAGTGGCAGAAGGATTTGACACTGAGTCCGATGACTACTATGATGAATTGACTAATAGGGTTAAAAACAAGTTTCCAGAGTCCTTTGCGGGCTCGGATCAGACTATCAGAAGCAACAAAATCGCCCAACCCGTTGCCTCTGCATCAAGGTCTGCAACCACTGGGCGCAAGTCTGTTAAGTTGACTCCTAGTCAAGTAAAAATAGCAAATAAGCTAGGGGTTCCCTTAGCTGAGTATGCTAAGTACGTTTAAGGAGGTACAAAATGACAGATATTAAAACACCAAGAAGTGCACAAACAAGGGCTAAAGAGGAACGTAGAAAACCTTGGAAGCCACCGTCTCAGTTAGACGCACCACCATGTCCTGATGGATATAAGCAACGATGGATAAGACACCGTGTAAATGGAGCGGATGACACTAAAAACGTCAACGCTAAATTAAGAGAAGGCTGGGAATTAGTTCGAGCCGATCAATACTCAGAGAATATGTACTCTGCTTACAACGGAAACATCAAAGCTTATGAGGGTGTCATCAGCGTAGGTGACTTGCTATTGGCAAGAATTCCTTCAGAGATTGTAGATGAGAGAAATACTTACTACAAAAATCGGACTGAACAACAGACCGAAGCTTGGGAACAAGATCCTCTAAGGGAGCAACATCCTAGCATGCCTATCAATGCTGATAGGCAAAGTCGTGTATCTTTTGGTGGTGGCAATAAGAAACCATCCTAAGATACTTAATTAATAAAGGAGATGAACTATGGCAAATCAAACTGGTAATTTCGGATTTCGTCCTGTTCAAATGCAAGGTGGTGCTTACAATGGTCAAGGCCAAAATGAGTACGCTATTGGGAACGGCGAAGCCTCCGCAATATATCAAGGTGATCCCGTTGTGCTATTAGCCAACGGAAACATCGACATAGGATCGTCTGCTGGTGCTGAACTTATTGGTATTTTTAACGGTTGCGAATATACTGATCCAACTACATCTAAACCAACATGGAGTAATTATTACCCAGGCGGCATCGCAGCAGATGACATAAAAGCTTATGTTATCGACGATCCAAACGTGGTATTTGAAGTCAAATGTGATGACTCAAATGCTGGACAGGCACAAGTAGGTTCTAACGCAAACATCGCTACTTACGGCGCTGGTTCTACCATTTCTGGTATTTCCAACGTTGCAATTGACGGTTCGAGCTTTACAACCGACGCAGGTGCAAACTTTAGAGTTGTAGCGTTATCAACTGATGTTGATAACAATGATTACACTGCTGCTAACGCAAGCATCAGAGTAAAAATCAATCTACACGCTCTAAACGATTCAACAGGCATATAGGAGGTTAAACTATGGCTATATCTAGAAGTCAACTCGTTAAAGAGTTAGAGCCAGGTTTGAACGCTCTGTTCGGCTTGGAGTATGGACGTTATGATGCTGAGCATGCTGAAATTTTTGATACAGAAACTTCTGATCGTGCATTCGAAGAAGAGGTAATGTTATCAGGTTTTGGTAATGCTAGAGTAAAGTCTGAAGGTGGTTCAATTGTTTATGACAATGCGACAGAAACCTTCACAGCTCGTTACACACATGAAACAATTGCATTAGGTTTTGCAATCACTGAGGAAGCAGTAGAGGACAACCTTTACGACAGAATCTCAGCAAGATATACAAAAGCCCTTGCTCGTTCCATGGCAAACACTAAGCAAGTTAAGGCTGCTAACGTACTTAATAATGCGTTTGATCCTAACTTCCCTGGTGGTGACGGCGTAGAACTTTGTTCTGCTGCACACCCACTTGTCACTGGCACATTGTCAAACGAATTGGCAGTTGCTGCTGACTTAAACGAAGCATCTCTTGAGCAAGCATTAATTGATATTGCTGCTTTCACTGATGAGAGAGGCTTACTGATTTCTACTCAAGGTAGAAAACTCATTATTCCTTCTGAGTTACAATTCGTAGCAGACAGACTAACTCAATCAACATTAAGAGTTGGTACTGCTGACAACGATATTAACGCAACAAGAAATATGGGTATGGTACCTGAGGGTTACACAGTAAACCACTACTTAACAGACCCAGATGCGTTCTTTATCAAAACCGACATTCCGAACGGATTCAAACTTTTCCAAAGAAGCCCAATTAGAACTTCAATGGAAGGTGATTTCGACACAGGAAACGTAAGATACAAAGCTAGAGAGAGATATTCATTTGGATTCTCAGATCCTAGATGTGTATTCGGTTCACCAGGTGCTGCATAAGCATTACGATAAATAACATTAATTAGGGGGCTTTTATGCCCCCTTTTTTTATGGTACTTTATAACTTTATTAACCTCATGACCCTTCGGGGACTATTAACAAAAGGAGATAGACATGGGA